TATAACCGAAATACAGAAAGGGCAACAAGCACCCTTTACTGGTGTCCTAATGGATGCCAAAGCAGCAGCCAAGGTTCTAACAGAGCAGAAATACACCGCAGAAGAGTGTAGGCTGGAAATGGATAGAGAGATAGAAATATTAAAAGCCAAGTTAGAACTAGATCTCAAAATCAGCGAGATCAAACTAGCCTCGGCAACAGACAAATACACAAATCTTCTCAATATAAAAGACGAGGAGAACAAGCGACTACAGGAACTAGCACTAGAAAGACCAAACGATAACAGCCATTGGTGGCTTGCTGGTGGTGTACTTGGTGGAATAGTTCTTTCCATAGCAGTCTTTGCTGTCGCTGTGGAGATCAAATCAAATGGCGATAGGTAAGTATAGTCATGGAAAACTTGTATCTATAATTAAAGCAAACTCTACGGATGAGTCGTCTCAAACAAGTCCTGGTGGATCTGATGAGCAGATACAGTTTAATAAAAGGGGCACTTTCGGTGCCATATCAACTTTCACTTTTGATGGCACTGATATGAAAGTCGCTGATGATATCAAACTAAAATTTGGCACCAACAGTGATTCACACATAGAATACAATGAGGACGGAGATGATTTTTTAGTTATCTCCGGCTCATCGCAAGGTATTGTATTGTCTGGCTCGACAATACAAATAGATGGAACACTAGAGGGGGCATCTCCTCTGAAGATTGGCGGTGCTCTTCAATTTGTTGGAGAAGAGGGGTCAGCAACAGCCTTTAACTTTGGACCAAACAATGAGGCAAAGATATTTTTCGATAGAACCCCAACAAATGCCCTCATCATTTCAGGATCCGCAGATAACGGTGGAGTAACCATATCTGGTTCCGCAGTAAACATAGACTCTTTTGTTGGTATAGGAGTGGGAGAGGGGAATGCAACTCACGCTATTACGCTGCCAGAAAACAGCAATGCATCAGGGCAAGTAAAGGCGAATGCTTATCTGACCTATTCATCTATCCGCTACAAGAAAGATGTGGAGCCACTAGAAGACCCGATCGGAACATTAAACAAACTTGATGGCGTGTCTTATGTGTGGAAAGACACAGGCAAAAAAGACTATGGATTTATCGCAGAAGAAGTCGGCAAAGTCTTACCAGACATTGTTGAATTTGCACAAGATAGTGAGTATGCAAATAGTATGGATTATATCCGCATCATTTCTTTCTTGGTTGAGGGCGTAAAAGTCCAAGACAAAAAAATACAATCCTTAGAAAAGAAACTTGATCTTTTAATTGAAAAACTAGATAAATAACTGTATAATAGAGTGAAATGAAAAGTAAAGATCCAAATTACATTGTAAAATTAGAAAAAGCAATTGCTGATAAATTCGGGCATGAAGCAATTCAACATCCCAGATCTGGCTGGACAGAAGAAAAAGAACTTTCTTACCTAGAACAAATCAAAGACAGACAAAAAAAAGACAGCAAACAAAGAGAAAGAACTGAAAAGATTAACAAAGATGGTTTTTTCCTTTCAAAAAAACTACTTACTAGAGACGAAGACCGTGTTTGTCCCACTTGTTTTGAATATTCGTTTAGTTTAAAAGACGATATATACATGAACAAGTACGATTGCTGTTGGAAATGCTATGTGCATTTTGTTGAAAACAGAGAAGAAAGATGGATGAACATAGACCAGAGAGTAGAGTTTTTAGGAAACTTTTATAAGGGGAAAGATAATGGCTAACGTTTTAGATGTTGTACAAACAATTCAAAATATTGTAGGACAAAAAGGTTATGACGGAGCACTTGGTGAAGATGGTCAGCCTGTTAAGATGGGTCTGAGAAGAGAAGTAGACAACGTTGTGACCGACAGCAGACTTGTAGACGGATTTAAAGTTCGCTTTCAAGGCAACAAAATGATCTTAAGTTATTCTTCGGAATGCAATATCAAAAATGTCGCAGATCCAAAATTTGAATCAAAAGTTAATCAAAAAATTGCAGATATTGTTTCCTTTCTTAAGAAAGAGTATAGATCTGCTGCTGGGAAAAACCTCTCTTTAGTCCAAGAGGGCGAAACTGACATCCTTGTTCAAAAGATGTCTAACATTAGAACTTGGTATCAAACATCTTCTATCTATAGACTTGGCGGTGTTGACGCTCTTGGCGAAGAGGAAACTCTCCCACCACAACAGCGCTTGGAAGAAAGCATCAAGAACTGGATTAAGGCTTCAAGATAGTGAAGGTAGATGTCATATCAATTAACAAAAAAAGAAAAACTCAAAGAAATTGTTAAGTGTGGCAAAAACCCATCTTACTTTATAAACAACTATACAAAAATTTCCCACCCCATCAGGGGACAGATTCCTTTCAAAACTTATGATTTTCAAGATCAATTACTGGAAGACTTTAACAACTATCGCTTCAATGTGATTTTGAAAGCAAGACAGTTGGGTATTTCTACCATTACTGCTGGATATGTTGCTTGGATGATGCTTTTTCACAAAGATAAGAATATCCTTGTTATGGCGACTAAGTTTCAAACAGCGGCCAACTTAGTAAAGAAAGTAAAATCCATCATGAAAAACCTACCGGAGTGGATGCAAATCGCTAGTATTGAGATTGATAATAGAACATCTTTTGAGTTGAACAACGGATCTCAGATCAAAGCGTCTACAACCTCTGGCGATGCTGGTCGTTCCGAAGCCCTATCTCTCCTTGTTATTGACGAGGCTGCACATGTTGAAGGGCTTGATGAACTTTGGACAGGTCTTTACCCTACCCTGTCAACAGGAGGGCGTTGTATTGCCCTATCTACCCCAAATGGTGTAGGAAACTGGTTTCATCAAACATATATTGATGCCAATTTAGGTAATAATGATTTTTATCCAACAGACTTGCCTTGGAATGTCCACCCTGACCGTGACGAAGAGTGGTTTGAAGAAGAAACTAAAAACATGTCAAGAAGGCAAATTGCACAGGAATACGAGTGCAGTTTTAACATGTCTGGTGAGACGGTCATCCACCCAGAGGATATGGTAAGAATTAAAGAAAACCTAGTGGATCCAGAGTATAGAACAGGGTTTGATAGAAACTTTTGGATATGGGAAAAATACAATCAAGACTGTAAATATCTTTTAGTGGCTGATGTCTCTAGGGGAGATGATAAAGACTTTTCTGTTTTCCACATCTTTAAGTTGGAGACAATGGAAATTGTAGCAGAATATAAATCAAAGGTGACACCAGATCTGTTTGCCAATATGTTGAATGATGTCGGCAGAGAGTATGGAAATTGTCTTATGGTGATTGAAAATAATTCTGTAGGATATGCTGTTTTAGATAAGTTGAGAGACATGGCATACCCAAATCTGTATTATTCTGTTAAGTCAACTCATGAATATGTAGAGCAGTATCAAGGCGAAAATATGTCTAATGCTGTTGCTGGCTTTTCAATGACCTCTAAGACTAGACCGCTGGTCGTGGCAAAAATGGAAGAATTCATTAGAAATAAACTAGTTACAATATATTCTGCGAGACTATTTAGTGAGTTAGAAACTTTTGTCTGGCAGAATGGTCGTCCTCAAGCAATGCGTATGTATAACGACGACCTTGTAATGGCTTTCGCTATTGGCTGCTGGGTCAGAGACACTGCCCTAGAAGTAAACCAGCGTGACGTGGAATATGCTAAAGCATTTTTGGGTGCAATAACAAAAGTAAATACACAGATGAATACTGCAATTCCGGGTCAACGGGGCTATAAACCCATTGCAAAAAGTGATAAGATATCGGAACAACAAAGATACTCTTGGATATTAAAGGGATAAAAAATGGCTGATAGAAATAGAAACCCCAGAAACGAAGGCTCTCCTCTTTTTAGAAGACTAACAAGGTTATTTTCGGGACCACTAGTTAACTACGACGCCCAAGTCGTTGTAAGAAATTCTAGATCAGATTCGGATAAATTTGCCTCCAAGTTCAAATCAGCGAGTGGTCAGCAGTTTAAAAAGACAAGCTACAATCCATTTTCTAATTTAACTTCTGCTACCATGGCAAATGTTTCAAGGAGCCAGAGGTACATTGACTTTGACCAAATGGAATACGAGCCGATCATCGCCTCTGCACTTGACATCTATGCAGATGAAATGACAACATCTTCACATTTGCACCCTCTGTTGAGAATCCACTGCCCCAATGAAGAAATTAAAGTAATATTAAATTCTTTATATCATAATGTTTTAAATATTGAACACAACCTTTTTAACTGGTGCAGGACAATGTGCAAGTTTGGAGACTTTATGTTGTATTTAGACATTGAAGAAGATAAAGGAGTTGTTAACACGATTGGTCTCCCAACTAGAGAAGTTGAAAGACTTGAAGGTGAAGACAAAACAAACCCGAACTATATCCAGTATCAGTGGAATTCTGCCGGAATGACTTTTGAAAACTGGCAAATCGCACACTTTAGAATTTTAGGCAACGATAAATACGCACCATATGGTACATCAATTCTAGACCCAGCACGAAGAATATTTAGGCAGCTAAGTTTGTTAGAAGATGCGATGATGTCTTATAGAATTGTAAGATCACCAGAAAGAAGAGTTTTTTATGTTGACGTTGGTGGTATTAATCCAAATGAAATTGAGCAATACATGCAAAAGGTTGTCACTCAAATGAAGCGAAACCAAGTGGTTGATGCAAATACAGGTCGTGTAGACTTGAGATACAACCCAATGTCTGTAGACGAAGATTACTTTATCCCTGTTAGGGGCGGTCAATCTACGAAGATTGAAACTCTTCCCGGTGGAACTTACACAGGAGATATTGACGACGTAAAATATCTTAAAGATAAACTGTTTTCTGCTTTAAAAATACCTCAATCATATCTGTTTCGTGGTGAAGGCGCAAATGAAGATCAAACTACACTAGCACAAAAAGATATTCGCTTTGCAAGAACAATTCAAAGATTGCAAAGGGTTGTAATATCAGAGCTTGAAAAAATAGGTATAATCCATCTTTATACTCTAGGCTATAGAGGCAATGACTTAATTTCGTTTAAAATGACTTTAAATAATCCTTCAAAGATTGCAGAACTTCAAGAGCTTGAGCAATGGAGAACAAAGTTTGATGTTGCATCTGCTGCATCTGAAGGCTTTTTCAGTAAAAGATGGATTGCGACTAACTTATTTAATATATCTGAAGAAGAGTTTCTTAGAAATCAAAGAGAGATGTATTATGATAAAATAATGCAAGGAGAGCTAGATACAGCAGCAGAACAAGGAGGAGGTGCACCCTTGGGACTTGGATCGGGTCTGGGTGACCTAGCAGGAGATCCAGATTCCCCAGATGACACCCCTGCTGCCACCGATTTAGAGAGCCCAGAGGCTGACGCAGCAGAGCCAGAAACTTCGCCAGCAGAGGAAGAGCCAGAAGGAAATCTTTTGGCAGTCCCCGGCAACAGAGATGATGATGTTGTGAAGATGGCTGTAAAGGGTCCAAGAGGGCAGGTTTTTACTACAACCAATAAATCAAAAGGCAAAGTGTATGAACCTACAGGGCAAGACCCTTCTGGCAAAAGAGCACTCGCTAGATCTATGCGCTCACAAGCGGGAAGCAGAAATATCACGGGAGTTCCAAAAGGATATAAGGGGATGAAAAGGCTCTCAAAGGGTGTTTACACTGAAGAACAATCTAATTATGATATGCAAGAACAGCAAATTCTTGAGCACAATAACGAAATTAAAGAATTATTAACAGAGTTGGAGACAAAACAAAATGTCAAGCAAGATTAAACATAATAAGAAAAGAAATACCGCTTTTCTTTATGAGGCTCTAGTAAGAGAACTCACCAAGGCTACTTTTAAAAAAGACTCAAGTAGGAAAGACACGATCGTGTCAATTTTAAAAGAATTTTTTAAAAGCGGAAAGCCCTTAGCTAGAGAACTTAAGTTATATCAGAATATAACATCAACCAAAGTAGCTGAAAAAAGATTGGCAGAAAAGATTATTTTTGAATCTAGACTAGAGAGATCTGCATTGGATAATAGAATGTTGTTTAATGAGCAAAGCGCTTTGATATCTAGGATAAACAAAGAACTATCTCAGGAGGTTTATTCTAATTTTGTTCCAAACTATAAAGATTTAGCAACTCTGGATCAAATTTTTAATAACACAAAAACTGATTCAAAACAGCGAGTTTTGCTAGAAGAGCAGATCCTTGAAAAAATGGTAATCAGTGGGAATAGCTCTGACCAGCAAAACATGCCACACATAGATAATATCGTATATAAAACATTTGTTGAGAAGTTTAATAATTCATATGGTGCTTTGAGCGAAAGACAACAGGGTTTGCTAAAAGCTTACGTTGCATCGCCAGATGCGACCAGTGTTGAAATGAAAATTTATTTGGACGAAGAAATTGGGCAGCTAAAAGAAGAGTTGTCTAGCTCAGAAGAACTAGAAATATTTCCAGAGCAAAAACAAGAGATTTTAAATTTACTTGAGACCTACTCGGATAGAGAAATTACAAGTGATGATTTAAAAACAATTCTTAAGATTCAAGAATTAATTGAGGAATCTAAAAAAGATGATTAAAATACAAGTAGGCAAAACTCCAACTCCAGAATATATGAAGGAGTATATTGATTCATTAAATATGAAGAAGTCTCTTTCTGGCCATTTAATGATTTACAACCATCGTGATATCAACATCGTTGTTAATGAAGATAGTAAAAAAATAACAGCTTACAGTAAGGGTAATTTTAGTGACTTAATATACAATACACAAAATAGATTATTTAATTTTTTAATTGAAAATGGAGTTGTAGATCCAGAAACAGTACAGGGAACAAATGTATTTGGAGCAATTGCCGCAAATTATCCAGAAAACAATGAAATTAAAAATGTTGTTGAAATTGTTTTGTACAACATAGCTACTTTTGTCAACAGTGAAATGGAATATATGAAAGCAGTAGAAAAGGCAGAAATGGAAAGAGAAGAAGATCTGTTGCAACCATCTGAAAAAGATTCCACTGAACTTGGTGAAGTTCCACAGGAAACTACAAAGGGCTCAATGCAGCCTTACTATCCGGGCTACTCATATGGCTTGGCAGGGATTTATAGGTATGAATAATGGATTTGCTTTACTTTATATTAGCCTCGTGGGGCATGACACAGATCATAGTTTATGGAAGTATATTTGAAAGTTTAAGAGAATGGATCGCTGAAAGATCTTTCTGGCTTGGGACGCTAATCCACTGCCCGATGTGTACGGGTTTTTGGACTGGCGTCTTTTTGTTTGGAATAAATGGTTTCACAGAACTATTTAATTTTGAGTATAATATCGCTAATTTATTTATTTTAGGCTGTTTAGCATCGGCTACCTCATACGCCCTAAATGTTGTTGTTAGTGATAGTGGCATAAAACTGAACCACATTAGTGAATAGGGAGTAAAGTATGACAGCGAAATGGAAACTACAGCCAGTTAGGAGATGCTGCAAGGGCTCCTGACCCAAGCGGATAACGTCCGCAAAAGGATTTAGATATGACTAAAAAAATGGTAATTAGAGAATATTACGAGCTTTGCGAGGGCGGGATTTGTCAAGATTTGCTCACAGAATCTGAAAAGCGCTTCGTGTCAGAAGGTGGCATGATCTTGTCTGGAGTAATTCAAAGGTGCAACGAGGCGAATGGAAACGGAAGAATTTATACTGAAGAAGTTTTAAAGAGAGAAATTGGTCTTTATCAAAAGCTAGTAGAAGAAAATAGGGCTTTGGGAGAGCTAGACCACCCAGACTCTAATCAAGTTAATCTACTTAATGTGAGTCATAAAATGACTGCCGTTTGGATGGAAGGTAATGAAGTCTACGGCAAACTTCAAGTTTTAGATACTCCATCGGGAGCAATTCTCAGGGCTCTTGTTGAGGGTGGTTGCAAAATTGGCATTTCTTCTCGGGGAACAGGAACACTTTCTGAAGGTCCCCGTGGCTCTATAGTTAACGACGACTTTCAGTTGATTTGCTTTGATATGGTTTCTGAGCCTTCAACTGCTGGTGCTTTTATGATGAAAGAGAATAAAAATAACAATATCTTTACAAAGGCAGATAAATTAAACAGACTAATACAGGATATTTTAAGTTAGTAGTATGAAAAAATCAGAGTTTAAACAACTTATTAAAGAAAGCGTAAGGGAAGTTCTCGTAACAGAGGGTTTTCTTTCAACGATTGTAGCTGAAGTTGTTAAGGGTGTGGGCACGAATGTTGTAACTGAAAGAGTTGTTGAAAAGCAAGTTCCCCAAGAAACACCACAGCAGTCAGCAAACTTTCAAAAAGAGAGAGCAGAACAGAAAAGAAAACAACTGCAAGAGACAAGAAAAAGAATGCTTGATGCTATTGGTAAAGATTCTTTTGGTGGTGTAGATATCTTTGAAGGTACGACACCAATGAAAAAGGGGGGAGCCCCCGGAGGAGCAAGTGCACCAAATTCTGCTTTGGGTGATGTAGACCCATCAGATCCGGGCGTAGATATTTCAGGCTTGTTCGGCTCTGCCGCTGCTTGGAAGGAAATGATTAAATAGGTATAAAATGAGCAAAAAAGCAAAACCAGTTCATGTTGAAGTGACACCAAGAAAAAACGAGTCTCCTGAAAGGATGATCAAGAGATTTATTAAGAAAGTAAAAAAAGAAGGCATTCAAGATGAGTGGCGAGAGAAGTTCATGTATTTTGAAAAACCAGCAGCTAAACGTCGCCGCAAAAAAGCAGAAAGGCAAAGAATATTGAAGCGCCTCCAAAGAGAATACGACGCAAGATATAAAGATTAGGAGATAAATTATGTCAACATATAGATATCAGCAAGGTTTGGGAAGTGTTGGGGCTTTCCAAGTTTCAGGAAGACCATACATTACTGGTTCTGTCGTCCAAGCGGCCGCAGGCAATGGTGCAGAGGAAGTACACATTAGCTTTCCTAGTGTTGTGAAGAGCATGACCTTTGCATGCACAGGTGCAGCAGGCACAGCATGCAGGTTTCACTTTGACAGCATTAAAGACAGTGCAAATGTTGGCGGACAACACGGACCCGGAACACATTTTTTGGCTGTTTATGCCACAACAGCAGATGTAAATCATGTTCAAACAATACACGGAAAATTTACTGATCTGTATGTATCAAACGTTAGCGGTGCTCAAACAGGGTTTATATTGTATGCAGAGTTAACTTCTATTCCTGTGTCTGAAATGTATGAACTTACCGGATCTGGAATCAACGAAGGAATATAATTTTACTTATACTTTCATTAATATAGGACTAAGCACCTAAAAAACCGACCTTTTAGCCTATCTAAAACTCCTCTAAAAAACTATTTATATATGAGGCGCACATCGTGCGTCTTTTGTTTAACCCAATCTTTAAATTTAAATCTTGGAGGATTTATGTATGGCTTATTTTGAAAATACTGAGTATGGTAAGTACGTTGAGCTTCAGAATGTTTCTGGCTCTGGCGACCCTGCCACTGCTCCTCAAGGAGGTATTTACCTCTTCGCTTCCGGTACAGCCGGAAATGCAAAGCTTTACCTTCAAAATGAAGGTGTAGGCACACCACTTTCACTTGCTGACGGTGGTACACTTCAAATCGCTGGTGACAGCGGTACTGATACTGTTAACCTTTCTGGCGACACTTTCACCTTTGCTGGTGGAGAAGGTATAGTCAGTGCAGTAACTGATAACCAAGTTTCCTTGGCTGTTAGCGTTGCTGACCTTTCTACATCAATGACTGGTGATCTTGAAGACACAGATGAGTTCGCTATCTCTGATGGTGGAACAATGAAGAAAGTTGATTTCTCTGTTGTTCGTGATGCTGTATTCGCTGATGTTTCTGGTGATGCAACAGTTGCTGCTGGTGGTGCTTTAACAATCGCTGCTGACGCTGTTGAGGGTTCTATGCTCAACGACAATGTTATTTCTGGTCAGACAGAATTGGCACACGCTGACATTGCTGACGCTGACGAATTGATGATCTCTGATGGCGGAGTTCTTAAGAAAGTTGGCGTTGATAGTCTTCGTGATCACTTCTTTGGAGTTGTATCTGGAGATGCTACTGTTGCTGATGGTGGTGCTTTAACAATCGCTGCAAATGCTGTTGAAGATTCTATGCTTAATGATAACGTTGCAACAGGTTTAGCAGGAGCTGGACTTGCAGCGTCATCAGGTGTTCTTTCCCTTGACATTGATGAACTTGATGCGCTCACCACCAGTCTTCACCAGACAGAAGATCACTTCGTGGTATCTGATAATGGAACTGAAAAGAAGATTACTTTCTCCAATCTTGAAGATTCAATCTTCGGTAATATTTCTGGTGATGCAACAGTTGCTGCTGGTGGTGCTTTAACCATCGCCGACGGTGCTGTTGAGCATGTTATGCTTGCCGGTGACGCTGTAGATGGCGACAACATTGCTGATGACTCTGTTAACTCTGAGCACATCGCACTTGGTGCCTTGGATGCTGAACACTATTCTTCTGGCTCCATTCAAACTGGACACCTTGCTAATGACGCTGTTGATGCTGACAAGTTGGCTTCTAACGCTGTTGTCAATGACTCTATTGCTTCTAACGCTGCAATTGACATGGACAAACTTGATGGTGGTTCATTGGCTAGCTCTTTGACTGATCTTGCTCAAGGCGACTTGATGTATGCAGGAGATCTTGATGACTCCAATAAACTCAAGTCAATTACCTTCTCCAACCTTGAAGATGCAATTTTTGGCAATGTTTCTGGAGATGTCTTAGTCGCTGCTGGAGGTGCTGCAACAATTCAAGCGGATGCTGTTGAATTCAACATGCTTAACGACAACATCATTTCTGGTCAAAACGGAATGGCTGGCGACATTGATGACACTGATGAGTTCATGATTTCTGATGGTGGAACCATTAAGAAAATTGATTTCAGCGTTGTTCGTGATGCTGTGTTCACAGACGTATCTGGAGATGCAACTATCGCCGCAGGTGGTGCTGTAACTTTAGCTGGTGCTCAGACCAACATCACTTCTCTTCTTGCTACTGATATCAAGATTGGTGAAGATGATCAAACTAAAATTGACTTTGAAACTGAGAATGAAATTCATTTCTATGCAGACAATGCAGAGCAAGTCTTCGTTGCAGATGGCGTATTCGGACCACAGACTGACTCTGATGTTGATCTTGGTGCAGATGGCGTTGCTTTCAAGAAGCTCTTCGTTGATGATATTGATCTTAACGGTCAAGGACGCATTGATCTTGACGCTGATGGCGACACTTCTATCCGTTCTGCTGCTGACGATCAAATCCAATTGGAAGTTGGTGGATCCGATATGGTAACTGTGCTTGCAACTGGTATGGGTGTCAATGGTGGATATGGTTCTGGAAACGGGTCATCTTTCGGTGCTGACGGTACTGGTAACTTTGACGGCAACCTCAATGTCGGTGCTGATGGCGCTGGTGCTAGTTTCGTAATTTACGGCGCTACTGCCAACGAGAGAATGATGTACGACAAAGATAATCACGTTCTGAATTTCCGTGATAGCTCTGGTGCAACAATGTTGAACCTTGGTGGTGATGCTACTACTGAGTACGCTTTGGACGTTGCTAACGGATCTAACAATATCAACAAGGTTCGTGCTGCTGCATTCGTTACTTACTCGGATGAAAGTCTTAAGAGTGATGTTGAAACAATGAACACCGCTCTTGATACTGTTATGTCCTTGAACGGTGTTGAGTTCACTTGGAAAGATTCCGGTGAAAGAGACTTCGGTTTCATCGCTCAAGACGTTCAATCTGTTCTTCCAAAGGCTGTACACGTTGCAGAAGATGGAGTACAAGGGGTTGACTACTCAAGACTTACTTCGGTTCTCGTTGAGGCTGTTAAAGCACAACAAGTTCAGATTGAAGAATTGAAGACACTCCTCAAGAAGTAATACTTTTTGATAACCGAGGGCAGGGATCTACGGGTCTCTGCCCTCACCTTTATTATTATGAAAATAGCATCCAGAAAAGACATTTTAGAATATGTAAAGGTATATGATAAAGAATACCGTGTTGAAGATAATGTCGTGTATGCAAAAAAAGCCTTCCTAGTTAATACCGTTATTCAATGGTGCATAGATCAAGTAAATACAAAGAGAATGAATCCCGGAGAAATGGATTTTTATCTTCAAGCAATATCTTCTTTTTTAGATGGAAATACAAACATTTATTGGGATGAAGATTGTAACTTAGTGATATCGTAAAATAAACTTTAATTTTTTGGTGTTTTTAAAGATAATGTGACTAATTATTACTGGAAAATTATTCTTTTTCTTTAAATATTTAGGAGATTAAACAATGTCATCTATGTTAGAACAAGCAATTGTTGATGCAACTGCTCTCAAAGAAGCAGCAATGAAAAACGCTGAAGCAGCAATATTAGAAAAATACTCAGGTGAAATCAAAGAAACCGTAGAAAACATTCTCTCAGAGGATGAAGAAGAAGTTGAGTATGCCGCAATGCAAGCCCCGCCAGAAGAATTAGAGCAGCCCCAAGATGATGACAACGGAGTTTTTACTCTTAATTTAGATCAACTAGAAGATTACGTTAGCTCCATAATGGATGATGAAGTATCCCCCGATGACATGGTGAGTCACGATGAGTTGGCTGATAATATCTCTGCATCCGCTAGTGCAGCAAGTCAAGAAATTGAAACTGGAAACTTAGATGAAGAAGTAGACCTTGAAAATCTTTTTGAGGGAGAAGAAGAAATTGAAATCACACAAGAACAAATTAAAGACATTGTAGAAAAACTTACCCTTGACTTCCATCCAGAAAAAACAGGCTGGCTAGAAAAGCCACGTTATGAGACTCGCCAAGCAGAACTTGAGGCCGAGGCTCTCGCTGCACATGATGACAGCGATGATGAACAAATGGATAAGTTGAAGGAGGCTTTAGAAGCTTCCGAGACAGAAAATGAAAACCTTAGAGGAAAACTACAAGAAATGACTAATAGCATTCAAGAGATGCAGTCATTTGCCAATAAGGTAAAACGAACTTTAAGTGAAGTTAACCTGCAAAATGCTAGGTTGCTTTATACAAACAAGGCTTTGAGCAGCGACTCTTTGAATGGGCGGCAAAAAACAAAACTTGCCGAAGCTATCTCAAATTCTAAAACAGTTGAAGAGGCAAAAGTAATTTATGAAACCCTTCAAGGCGCAGTGGGAGAGCAGAGACAATCAAGCTCCGCTCCGAAATCACTTAGCGAGGCGGTAACAAAGCGTTCTTCAGCTTTGCTTAAAGGCAGCGAAGCCAAACAAGAAGCTGATCCTAATTTGGACAGAATGAAACGTTTGGCTGGAATTAATTAAACTAAAAAAAGGAGAAATAAAACTATGTCAGTTTTAGATAAATTAACAGAAGGTATCGTTAATCGTGATCTCCAGAAGGAAGGTGCTGCCCTGCTTGCGAAGTGGGAAAACACTGGACTTCTTGAAGGATTGAACAACGAACGTTCGAAAGATAGCATGGCTCGCTTGCTTGAAAACCAAGCAAAAGAGTTATTGCGTGAAGCGGCATCATCCATGAGTGGCGGTGATGTCGAGGGTTTTGCAGCAGTTGCATTCCCAATTGTACGCCGTGTATTCGGTTCCTTGATCGCTAACGATCTTGTAAGTGTTCAGCCAATGAGCCTCCCATCGGGTCTCATCTTCTTCCTTGACTTTACTTATGGTGAAGACAAAGCAGCAGCAGGCGCAGAGCAAGGAAAGTCGCTCTACGGTGGTGGAGTTGTTGGTCAAGAACTCACAGGTGGTGTCGATCTCGGCATGGGCGTTGCAGCCGCTGACCAAGGCAAGCCAGAAAGAGGCTTCTATGGTCTTAATAATGGCTATGCCTCACCAACTGCTTCCAACGTATGTGGTGCTAGCCACCTGACCAAGGTTGTAACAGGTGTTTATCCGGGTGAAGAAAGTTTAAATCTTGCTAAAAGTGCTTTGTTTGATGTAGATATCCCATCTGGTTCTACCGTAGCTGTATATAGCCTGAATACGAACACTCTTACAGGCTCAACAGGCACAGAGCAGGCAAACCTTGATAATTTAATTGCTATAGACTTTAAATTGGCTGGAGGCGAGGGTATCCTCCAAAGAAGATTGACACACAAATCTTCAACCGCTGGATTGCTTAATCTTGTATTTGTTTCAACTGCCTCTTTTGTCGATGCAACCGAAGCAGCAAAGGTTGAGGCTGAATTTGATGCTGATATTGATGTGCAAGGAGCAACTCTTAGTTTCGCCCTTACTGATAATTTCGCAGGAGATCCAAAGGCTGCTGCCACAGACAGCATTGGTGTTGTTGCTGGGGCAGAAGATTGGGGACTCGAAGGTACCGAAAACATCCCAGAACTCAACATCAAAGTTGATTCTGTCAGCGTAACCGCAGTAACCAAGAAGCTCAAGGCTAAGTGGACACCAGAATTGGGACAAGATCTCAATGCTTATCACAACCTTGATGCAGAAGTTGAGCTTACAAGCATTCTCTCTGAGCAGATTGCTCTTGAGATTGATAGAGAGATCCTTAAAGATCTCATCGCAGGCGCAACTGCTGGAACTTTCTATTGGTCCCGCCGTCCGGGTAGATTCTTGACTCGTGACACAGGTGGTCAGATCGGCGGAAACTTGGACAACGAATCCTTGATGGGTGCTGACTTCACTGGTACTGTTTCTGAATGGTATGAGACTTTGATCGAAACCATTAACGACGTTTCCGCTCAAATCCACAGAAAGACACTTCGTGGTGGAGCCAATTTCGTTGTTTGTTCTCCAGAGGTTGCTAATATCCTTGAGTTCACTGCTGGATTCCGTGCTAGCGTTACCGCTGATTCTGAAAGAGGAACGGTTGGTGCAGTTAACGTTGGATCCTTGAGCAAGAAGTTTGATGTGTATGTCGATCCTTACTTCCCAAGAAACATTATTCTTGTTGGACGTAAAGGTGGATCATTCCTCGAAAGCGGATATGTGTACGCACCATATGTACCACTTCAGGTAACTCCAACTATCTTCGGTGTAGAGGACTTCGTACCTCGTAAGGGTGTCATGACCCGTTATGCTAAGAAGATGGTTAGACCAGACATGTACGGTCTTGTTATCTGTAGAGACCTTCTCGGATAATCTGAGTAGACTCAGCTAACACAATAAGCCTCGTCATTCATTTGGCGGGGCTTTTTTCTTTTCTACCTTCCTTAAACATTGTCGGAGACTAATTATATATAGCATATTTTATTTTGAAATAAGGAGATCTAAATAATGGCTCTTCCAACCTTGACGCCTGCTAGCAACACTAGTGTGTCTATTTTGCCAGCAACTGGAACCACAGATAGTGTTAATTCTGCTACAAATCCTCTTCCGTATGGGATTTACATAGCAAAAGCAGGATCTGCAACGGCTGCTACTGCATTTAAAGAAGGTGCAGCAGATCAAGTCGCATATGTTTATCAAAAGTTAGGTGGAGAAATTCTAGACATTGAGTTGTCAGAGTATCAGGTGTATGCTGCTTATGAAGAAGCAGTTCTAGAATATTCCTACATTGTTAACGTACATCAAGCAAAAAATGCAATGTCTGACTTACTAGGTAATCCAACTGGAACATTTGACCAAGATGGAGAGATGGTAAGCGGTGATGCTCTGAGTGGCTCAAATATTGAAACCAGATATCCAAGATTTAATTTTGAATATTCGAAAAGAATTGCCAGCACTCTCGCTACCGAAGGGGGATTTGGTGGAGATGTTCCGATATATTCAGCATCTTTTGATACAAAAACAGGTCAACAAGACTATGACCTTCAGGCAATTATTCAAAATACTTCGACATCAGATTCAAGTAGCCCTTTTTATAATGCTGTTGGAGACAACAAAGTAACAATCAGAAAAGTGTTTTACAAAACACCACAAGCAATGTGGAGGTTCTTTGGCTACTATGGCGGCTTAAACACAGTAGGAAATCTTTCTTACTATGGTCAATACGCAGATGATTCCACTTTTGAAGTTATTCCTGTGTGGCAAAATAAATCACAAGCCATGGCGTTTGAAGATGCGATCTATACTAGGATATCTCACTTTTCTTATGAGATTAAAAACAATAAGTTAAGAATATTCCCGGACACAACTTCAATATCTCCAACAAGAATGTGGGTAGAATTTAGCGTAACTTCTAATGCTTGGGACGAAACCGGGACTTCAAATACTGGAGTAAAAGGAATTAACAACATGAATACGCTTCCTTTTGAAAATATTGAATATCTTAATATTAATTCAATTGGCAAGCAATGGATTAGAAGATTCGCACTAGCGGTATGCAAAGAGATGCTCGGGAATATCAGAAGTAAATTTGCAACGTTACCAATTCCCGGTGACAATGTTACTTTAAATGGACCTGCCCTTGTTTCAGAAGGCAAAGCAGAACAAATTGCACTCAGGGACGAACTTAAGCAGTTCTTGGCTGATATGACATATCCCAAGTTGGCCGAGGAAACAGCGCAAGAAATTGAGAACACAATAAAAACAATGCAGGGAACACCTCTGCCAGTATTTGTGGGGTAGATAATTCGTGGCTAAGAAAAATAAATGGACACAACCTAGTAGCCCTCCGCCACCTCTTTTTACAGGTCAGAAAGAGAGAGACCTTGTAAAGAAGATTAATGATGAGGTTATTGAGAGAGTTATAGGGCAAACTGTGCTATACTATCCCATCAGCCTTGAGCACACAAATTTTCACTCACTATATGGCGAGGCGATAAGCAAGACATTTCTGCCTCCGGTTAGAGTGCATGCCTTAGTTCAGTGGCAGGGTATTGAATCCACTAATAGCAATATAGGTATAGACAAGAGGTCTTCAATCAATGTGTTTTTTCACAAGAGAAGACTAGTGGAAGATCAAGATTTGTTTGCCCGTGAAGGAGATTTTGTTTTATACGGGTCGTTCCTATATGAAATTGTATCTCTTAATGAGCCAAAGCAGATATTTGGTCAAGTTGATCATAAAATGGAAATAGTCGCTATGTGCAAGCGAGCAAGAAAGGGGGTTTTCGATGCAACATGATGATAAATACAATGACCTCCCAGCAGAGCCAGCATATTTTGGATACCCACAGGGGCTGAAAGATTTATCGTTTGCTCCCTCTACTTTGGAAACGATAGATTACTCTATTTTTGATTACATGAATGATGATTTAAACTTTCATGTAACAACAAATAAAGGTTTTGAAAAAGTTCCAATCATTTGGGTTGCATCAGAAAGATCGTATCAAATCAAAAATAAAAAAGAACTTAGAGATGATGAAGGCGCAATTGTTATGCCAGTTGTAACAATAGAAAGAACTTCTGTTGTAAAAGACTTAACAACTAGAGGTGCATATTATGGCGATCAATTCATTAATAGAGATGAAAAGGGCGGCGGACTAGTCATTGCTAGAAGAATACAGCAAAAGAAAACATCTGAATTTAATAACGCAGATCAGCAAAGAAAAAGACCTTCTTTTGCGCCTTCTACCGGTCCAAAGTTTATTCGCAGATCAAACAAAAGAAAAATAGTATACGAGACAATATCAATCCCACCGATTGTATATGTCGATATCACATATAAAGTCACTCTCAGAACAGAATACCAACAACAGATGAATGAACTTTTGCAAGTGTTTGCCACACGTCCCGGAACTATAAACAGTTTGTTGTTAAAAAGGGACAATCACAAATACGAAGCGTTCGTTCAGGGTGATTTTTCTCAAACAAATAATATAAGTGCTATGGATGGTGAAGAGCGAAGATTTGAATCTTCCATTACTATTAAAGTTTTAGGGTATCTTGTTGGCGAAGGTCCAAATGATGAGCGACCTAAATTTTCAATCAGAGAAAACGCCGTGGAAGTTAAAATACCTAGAGAAAGAACTGTCTTCGGAGATGAACCAGAATATGCAGGCGACGGCAAACTTCGAGGCAAAAACCCATATTCCTCGGATCGAACCGGATATATTGAATAATTTTGTCCTTTCTATCTGCTTCTTACTATTTACTAAAGAAAAAATGTTTTTATTCTAAGAGAATACAAAAGGAGACTCCAAGTAATGTCAGCAAAGAATTTCAAGTTTGTTTCCCCCGGCGTTTTTATCAATGAAATTGATAACTCACAATTGCCGAGGACAGCACCCCCAGTTGGACCAGTTGTTATTGGTAGATTTAGAAGAGGACCAGCGTTTTTGCCAACAAGAGTAGAATCACTTTCAGAGTTGATTCAAATTTTTGGTGAACCAGTAAGAGGCGACGAGGCTTCTGACGTATGGAGAGGCGGCATCCCAACTGCACCAACTTATGGCGCATATGCAGCGGCAGCATGGCTTAAGAACGGCGCTCCACTGACAGTAATAAGAATTTTGGGAGATCAACCCCCCAACCCAGCAAACGATACTACTGCAAAGGCTGGCTGGATTATGGGGTCCACCCCCAACAATGATAAAGATTCAGGAGGGTCTTATGGTCTTTTCTTGATGAACTCTTCATCTTTTGCAGCGGGAGCCACTGGATCTGTTGATGGAGTTTTGGCTGCATCGTGGTATTTTAACGCTGGTGGTATCATACTCTCTGGAACAATCGCCGGAAATGAGTCAACTGTTGTTTCTGGATCTGGAGTCTTGGTCGAGTCGACAACTGGAACTTCGCTTGGAAAATCATTTACAGCACAAATCTTTACAAGCGGAACTATCGGAGAGGGCTCTCCCACAGACACAATTACATTCAATTTTGACAAAAACTCAAAGTATTATGTACGAAAGGTGTTTAACACCAACCCGACAAGAACAAGGAGCGATCTCATTTCAAGCGAGGCGACCCAGCAGAGATACTTCTTGGGAGAAACCTTTGAACAATCAGTCGAGAGTATTGTTACTTCAGATAAGTGCTATGGAGTTATTCTTCCTTTGGGCAACAGCGCTGGTAGCAAAGGTGGTCACAAGTTTAAAAAAGGCGCAACTGGAGCACAAACCGGCTGGTTTATGGCACAAGACCTTAGAACCACTCCGGGAAGCAGCAATCCAATTGCTAATCAGTTAACCCCTGCTTTTGACGCAGATAACACAGCAATTTGCCCTAGATTGTTTAAGTTCCATACTTTGTCTCAAGGTGAGATAGAGCAAAAATCTTACAAAATATCCATCGAAAATATTAAGTATTCTGAGAGAGCAGATGTAGATCCATATGGAAGTTTCTCTGTTGTTATCAGATCAATGTATGACAACGATGGAGCAACCAGAATTGTAGAAAGATACGACAATTGTAATTTAAATCCAAATTCTGCTAACTACGTCGCTAGAAAAGTCGGTGATGCTTACTACGAGTGGGATACTGCAAAAAAGAGACTAGTGGAATATGGTTCATACCCAAATAATTCAAATATTGTTAGAATTCAATTAGCAAACGAAATTGATTTAGGACAAGCAGACCCAGAATTACTACCATTTGGTGCTCAAGGACCAGTTAAAAGAAAAGGCTTTAGGCTTGAATTTAACACAGGCTCTCAAAACGAAGGATATCAGACAGCAAAGTTTTTAACAAGCACGTCTTCTTACGGTGACACTGATGTTGATCTTAGTCTTTTGAACGTAAGAAGAGAGCTTAACCATTCATTTAAATATGGTGCTGGGATAGGAGCCGCAGGCGCTGTCAACATTACAGCAGCCTCTGACAATCCGGGGAATTATAATGATCTCGGATTTTCTTTAACCGCATCTAACGGCACAATAAAAGGGTTTGCGTTTAAGAATGGCGGCGCTTCCCCAGCGACAGGAGAACTCAGCGGCGCAGCCGGATCAGGTCCCGGCGGTGAAGATATCGTTGC